TTTGGAAATTTAATGTATGAACCACTGATCTTCTAGTTTGAAAATCGCCATCGTATTCATCTTGTACTTGAATAGAATTTAATACAATGGGAACATCAATAACAACACCCATATCTGGCACAGCATTAACACTTAATGTATACTCTGGTGTGAATGTTGGGAGAATCTGTTCGATAATTTGAAGACCATCTTCTTGTGTTTTAGTTAACACATACAAAGAAATATCTAAGTTGTATGGGACTGGTGTGTACATAACTGATTTGTTAAGACTATTACCAGATTTAATCTGCTGCATACGATTAGTCTTACGAGCAGCATCATAATTGTAACCAGTGATCTCAAAAGACATTCTTGGGAGAACAGTGTTTACGTTATTTTCTAAAGTTGGATCTCCATCAATTCTAACTAACCATTTTTCTTTTGGTGCATAGGCAAGAGGAATCTGCAAACGCTGTAGTGTAGTTCCAGTAACAGAGTCACCTTGTTTGCGATCAATATAGATGTCGCTGAATAAACGACCAAAAGCAACAATGCTTTTTCGAATTATTCCATGATAGTATACGTTATCGTTAAGCATTGTTTATTTCACCGAATGGATTTGATTCATCAAAATTAATAACATTAACAGATTCTTTCTTGAATGAATTATTGTCAGCGAAAGAGTCTGCTGCTTTGTCTATATTAGTCTCGATAGTAGCAGTTGCTTGAGCACCAATTCCACCACCTCCAGTAAATTGTACGACTGGAGCACTTTGATAACCAGTACCACCATTTGTAATAGTCACACCTGTAATTTTATTAAGGTTTGCTCCAGAGGTTCCCCTAATTGCTGTAGCAGTAGCACCAGAACCACTTCCACTAACAAATGAAACTGTCGGAACAGAAGTATATCCAGATCCAAGATTGGTCATAGTGATACTAACAACCTCACCACGAGAACTTCTGGTAGTATTAGTTGTGAATGATTTTAGAGATTCGAATGCATCTACAGCAGGTATACCAGTATCGATAAACTCAGAAGCATATTGAAACAATTCAATTTGCAGTTTGTAAACATAAAGTTTACCAAGTTGATAAAATGGATCTTGATGTTGAACAAATTTGATTTCAAACAACCCCTTTGATAGTGGGAAGTAAATCAAATCACCTTCGTTTGGGCGACTTGGAATTGTAGTTACTCCATAGCGCCCAACAAACTGTTCCCATCTTCTACGTGCGCATACCAGAGTGGCAGATTGTTCAATCATTAAACCAAACTTCTGAATAAAAGCACCTTGTCCTGCAAACGAGTCTACGTTCTCGAAGTACATTTCAATAGGAAATGCAGACTTAAATTGAGAGAGACGATCTTCACCAAGAATATTATCCTTAGAAACCAAAGTTCTAGGGATGTACATAACTTCGTTACCGTAAATACGTAACGATTCTATGATCAAATCCTCAATTAGGAACTGTTCGTTTTTAGTTCCCTGAGAGAAATAAACATTTGTTGTTGACATTTTAGCCCATTATGAAGTTTAGTGGCGCAGACTTGGTAATTAAATCTTGTTCTAACATCTGTATTTCTGCAATTGCTTCTTGGTATAGTGTATCGCCATCTAAAACAACTCCACCTGGAAGTTGAATACCTTTGAATTTCTTAAGGTTTGTTCCCCATTGTTTCTTAAACAATGCAGATGTATATTTCTTTAGCCAAGTCTCGTTCCAAACTTTAGACCAAGTGGTAGGATCCATTGCACGATATCCTTTAATGATTATGTAATCACCAAGAAATAAATCTGAGTCCCAGTTAATGTCTAAGTACATGCGATCTTGGAGTCTATTGAATCTAAAATCTGCTTTACCATTTAGAGTCCAATCAAGTAAGTCTAAATGCTGCATCACAGTTGTATAATAAATGATTGATGTAGAAGTTAAATCATACAAGTCATTTAAACGCAACTGGTATTGCAAGTCGAACATATTCTTAGAAGAAGATGCTTGCCCAATGTTAAGAATACCTGTTATACCCCAAACATAATCTGGGACAATTATGTATTTGTTATCGTACTCTCTTAGAGTGATAGAACTAAGAGTAGCATTATGTCCAGCAGAACCAGTAATTGCTTCACCTGCAGTAAATGTTCCAGTGACCTTTTTAACTAATAGTAATGTTCCATTAGATTTTCTTTGAGATTCTACACAAACTGTTGCTTTTGCTCCAGAAGAAACACCTGTAATTATTTCACCAGTATCAAATGTACCAGCCACGCTAGCTGTTAGAGTGATCTCAGAAGCACGTATAAGTTGTTTTAAATAAATTTCTTCAATACCATCATAGTGATATTGTCTCCAATAATCTAACGATTCATCAATACGATCTTCTAGTTGATCATCATCTACGTTAATTTCGAGTACAGGTGCACCCAAGTCACGGAGACAGTATTGTTTTAAACCTTCTCTAGTTGTTGGGATTGCCATATATTATACCTTGAATAAAGTTGCTTGACCTTTTATTGCAGAAGTTCCAGAAGAACAAGTAGCAAAGATCGTTAAAGTTCCAGCAGAGATAGATCCACTAAATGTAGTATTAGTAGTTGCACTTTGCATTTCATTGGCAACTGTGTAGTTTTCGTTAAATGTTACAGTAGTACCATCATGCATAAACAACATTTCCATAATTCTATAAACAGAACCATTAGTGATTGACAGTACAACTTTACCAGAACGATACACAGAAGAAGATAAAGTAGTTATTGCTGTGGCACCAGTTCCAGAAGTTGAACCACTAAATGCTACGATATCGTAGATGTTAGTCATTACTATCTTTTTACCAGAGGCAACTGTTAAATCATTGTTAACTGTTGTAGTACCAGTAGATGCACCTAAGTTTAGTGCAGTTGCTGCACCACCTAAGTTTAAAGTAGTGGCAACTGTATTATATAAGTTCTGAGTGGTATTAGATCCAACAACAGTTCCTGGACGAAGAGTCAAGGTAGCAGAAGTGGCATTACCAATCGCTAGTGTAGTTGCTGCACTACCAATATGGAGAGTAGTAACTGATGAGTTAAAAACTGAAGCAGTAGTACTAGTTGTAGCAATTACAGGAGAAGCGCCATTCAAATTCAATGCAGTGGCATTACTTAATGTAACAGTTTGGTTAGCGATAGTCGCTGTACCTGTAGATGCACCTAAGTTTAGTGCAGTCGATGCACCACCAATATTTAAAGTAGTTGCTACTGTATTAAATAAGTTTTGTGTTGTTTGTGTTCCAACAACAGTTGGGTTACCAATAGTTAATGTTCCACTATTAGCACCTAGAGTAATCGCAGTGGCAGAACCACCAACAGTAATAGATGTTTGAGTAGAATCATTAAGAACAGCATTAGCAGTTAGAACTGATACGTTGTTGATCTTAAATGTCTTACCAGTAGCAAGATTCCAGTTTTCACTAGAAGTCCAGTTAGCATTAGTGCTATCCCAAGTAATAGTCTTATCGGTAGTACCTTTAAGACGAATACCACCGCCATTGGCAGTAACATTAGTTGGAGATGCAACAGAACCTAATTCAAATTCAATATCATCAACAGAAGTTACTGTTGAGTTAATTGTTGTAGTTGTGCCGTTTACAGTTAAGTTACCAGTAATAACTGTATTTGCATTATTGATTGTTAGTGTGCCAGTTGCAGCACCTATAGAAATAGTAGTTGCTGCACCACCGATATTTAATGTAGTAACTGTTGAGTTGAATAGGGAAGCAGTAGTACTAGTTGTAGCAATTGCTGGAGACGCACCATTAATGTTAAGAGCAGTAGCATTGGCTAATGTTACTGTTGAGTTATTAACAGTCGCTGTACCACTTGCAGCACCAAGAGAAAGTGTAGTCGCTGCGCCAAAAGCATTAACAGTTGTTGCAGTAGCGTTAAAGACATTCTGAGTAGTTTGTGTTCCAACTAAAGTACCAGTATAATCTTTAAGGTTAGTTCTATTCCACTGACCAACTTGAGTGGCAGCAGTGCCAGCTGCATCTTCAGCAAAGAAATCTAGATCACCATTAGAAGCATTGGCAGAAGTTTCTGCTTGAATGTATGTAAACTTATCTACAGAAGATACACCACCAAGAGAAGACCATGCACCAGATGAATAACCCTCGAACGAAGTGATTGTAGAGTTGTAACGAACCATACCAGCAGCAGGAGAAACTGGACGATTACCAGTTGTACCCACTGGAAGTGTCCAATGGCTAGTACCAGTAGCTGCAATAATATTCATACCAGCTAAACTAGTAGAAGAACTACCCAGAGCAATAACAGTAGAACCGATTGTTACGTCTGCAGTCGCCCAAGTAGGCGCATAACCAGCACCAGCAGAGCGCAAGAATGTACCTGATGCACCAGCAGTAATGAATGTAGATAAACTTGTATCTGCTTGAATAACTAACTGACCAGCAGAACCGCCAGCGATGTTAGTAGCAGTAGCAGCTGTAGTAGAAGTACCAGCTGCGATAGAAGAAGCAGCAACGAATGTCGGAGCACCAGCACCACCAGAAACTAGAATTTGACCAGAAGTACCAGCTGCAGAAAGAGCAAGACCACTGGCAGTAGAATACAGAACAGCACCAGCTGCTGGGCTGAGAGCAGAACCTGTACCACCATAACCTAAACCAACAGCATTACCCTGCCAAACAGAACCAGTACTAAATGTTTTATTTAAAGCAGTTTGTGCAGAGATGTTATTAAGCATAGTGGAACCACCACCTGCGGTAGTTCCATCGTGTAGACGAATCGTTTTAAGATCGGTGTCAACAGACAATTCACCCTGCGCTCCAGTGAACGCATTATTTTGTGTAGTTGTACCTCGTCTAAATTGTACTTGTGTTGACATAGTTTTCCTCTAATTCGATATATTTAGGCTTGTGCTTCTGACCAGAATAGGTTAATATTGGCAGTAGCAGTATTGGTAGTTAGATTTTTAACAACAACTGCTAAGACGTCTGGACCATCTGGATAATTTGAGTAACCACCAATTGCTGAGTTTGTTAATTCTTTAAGGTTTGATAAGTCAATCTGCGCAAATCCAGCTGGTTGACCCAACGTACTAAAGTTTTGTTCTCCTGGAGATGCAGTAGTTGAACTACTTGTAGAAACTTGAGCGAACGAAGGTTGAGAACCAAGAGCAGTAGTATTAACCGCTGTCCAAGTTAATGATGACGCATCAATATTACCTGGATTTAAAATGCCGTAAACCTGTACTGACTGATCTGATTGAATTTGTAATTGCTGTAGTAATAATTGTGAACGATTAATAAGATCTCGATCTCCAAATTGACCAGCAATTGAGTTTGATACGGACGGTGCAAGTCTTAAGAAGAATGCAGTTTTAGTTTGACCAGATGTTAATGCAATTCCAGTTGCAGCGTAGTTAAAATAATAACCACGATCTGTATCAAAGTTACCATCCATAATATATGAAGAACCCCAGTGATTGATAATTGGAGAGCAAGTGCAACTAATAAGAGTCACTGAGTTAAATCCATTACCAACAGCATGAACTGCAGCTGCACCACCAGAGAATGTTTTAGTAGATCCACCAACGAACATAGAGAATGTTGCTGCTCGAGTTAGTCCAGTTAATACATTACCTGCTTTACCAGTAAATGAAATGTATTCACTATCAACTAATACAATGCCACCAGTAGATGGAAATCTTGATGCATCTACTAATGTCATGCTTGTTTGACTGTTTGTCATAGTTGCAGCCAAACGATCTCTAGCAGATTCGTTAATCGCTTGATAACGAACAGTAGTATTACCTGTGCGCATATATGCTTCATCATTTACGTTATTCTGTTTCATGCGATGAACTTGAATCATATTACCATCACCACCACGAACTATAAAGTCAATAAAACCAGCACCATACCATGAGAATGAAATCCCCAACATCTGCATTTTGTTTAGGTTAATATTGTAACCAGAGATACCAGTACCATCGATCTTATCAAAATTAAATTGTGATTGTGGAATGCGAGTATCAATTACGTGAGCAATTTTAATACCAGATGAATTATTAACACCACGGTATTCTGGATTGATAGACATAGTGTTATCATCAGTAATAGAACCAACACGATATGTCATACCACGAATAACGATCGAATCACCAACCTTTAATTGTTGAGTGAATCTAGTTGACGAACCAGTAATTGATTGTGAACCAGCTGTA